CACTTGGCGAATTTTCACGTTCTTTATGACCCTCCTAAATTCCCGAGATTGCAGGGCCGGACGCAAAGACAAAGAATGATCCTTCAGACCTATATGCCCGAGATTTTAGGGGCGTAAGGAAAGGGGCTGAAACTTCGGGACTTTAACGCACTAAAGTGAAGTTTTGGGGTATTGTCACAGGGCACAGTGTTTTCTGTATACATAATAACCCGTACACTTTCTGCGTATACATAACACAAAATAAACTTTCTCTGTATACTTAACACAAAAAAGTTTATACCCAAAAGTTAAAGCCCAAAAGTTTTACCATTATATAGGGGTACAAAAAAGTTTATAAAAAAGTTTTATAAAAAACCTTGCATAATGGTATATACGTGGTATACTTATATAGTAGTAAAAACCTATAGAGGAGGTAACACAAAATGCAGAGCAAAAAAGAGCAGGGCAACAGCAACAGCGTAGCGCAGGGGCTTAGTGGTTTGGTGCGAGTTGACGGTCATATTATAGCAGGCAGTGCTAACGGGTATAGCAGTGTAGACCAGCCACGCATAGACCGTTACTCTTATAATGAGGCTACTGGCAAACTTGCAAGACACGCACCAGTCAATAAGCCATTTTTTGAGGGAGTACAAAACGGGCTTAGAGACTGGTTTATTAAAGCAAGTGACTACATAAATGACTATATTTATATGTCACTCGGTAAAACCACTGTTGTTAGCATTTTACGGGACTGTCACCCAGACGACCATGCTAAACTGTTTAAAGCTATAGTTGACAGCATGGACAAACAGCAAGAGCAGCTTAAAGACAAGGCAGTCAAGCAGGCAAAAGCAAAAGCCGACAAAGCAAGGGCCCAAGCTGTCAGCAATATAAAAAAGCTCAAAGAGTCCGGCATGTCAGAGGCCGACATTTTACATTTACTTAACCAAGACGTCGCAAAATTAGTAGATGACAAGCAGTAGCATTATATAAGGGTCGGTTAATACCGACCCTTATTTACCTTTACTTAAAGAGAGGGGTATTAATTGTGAGTTGGTTTTTGCAGGGTTTTTTAAGGGCTTTACTTGTTTTTGGTTTTTTAGTCGGTATGTTGTACGTTAACTTTGTTTATGTTGTGCCTTTAATGTTTAACTTATAATTACTACTTTTTGAGGGTAAATGTTAAGGGCTTACATTAAAGACTAAAATGTTTTTAATGTAAGCCCACCCCCAAAAAGTATTTAGTATACATTGCTATGCTGGGGCATATCCCCCTATCCAGACTTCCCGAACCCCACCCCCCGAACCCCACCCCCTACCGCTACCTCGTGATTCCCCTCAAAAAGATCACCCTACCCCCACCCCCCACATTTAGGAAGTACCTTTAATTTCGGTTAAGTTTACAAAAAGTATGGTATGTAGTATTTTGTAAGGGTAAATAATGGTATTTTAAAGAGGTGACTTATTTATGCCTAAAGTTGGAATGGACATAGGCCCCAGCAAAACAGGCCGAGGGCGCAGGCCCGAGATAGACCCGAATGTGGAAAAAGAAACCCTCCAGACAATAACTCAAATGGACGGAGCCAGCACGTGGGAACGACTCCCTCAGGAAACGGCAGAAGCCTACAGGCGGTTCTGTATTTATCGTGACATGGGACCTCAAAGGTCTGTCAGGCAGGCATGTATCGCTTACGGTCAGTCAGCGAGTTCAGCACAGAACTGGCAGGACATCGCAAGGTCGTTCAACTGGTTTGCCCGAGTCCGGGCGTATGATATTTATATAGAGCAGTTAGCCAGAGAGCATGTGGAAGATGAGGTCATAAAGATGCAAGCCCGTCACATAAAGGTGGCGATGGCGTTTCAGAATAAGGCTATAATTGCGCTCAATGAGATAGACCCCAAGCAGCTTGACCCCGACCAGATGTTAAAATGGTTTAAGGCAGCCGTTGATATTGAGAGAACTGCCAGAGAGCAACCGGCAAAGATAGCGCAGGAGAAAAACGATCTAAGATCAAAGGAGAAGCGAGCAGCCGTTGAAAAACTACTCAAGGACGAACGATTTGCGGACCTTATTTGCGACCTATCTCAAGAACATTCCGCAAGCGAGGCTAACCCCAGCTGAGTTTGCAAAATACGCAAGCGGTAACAGGTGGCAACTGGTTCCACATCTTGCCTACCTTCAGCGCCAGTTATTAAAGGTCGTAAATGGGGAGATACTGCGCCTTATAATAGAAATGCCGCCCCGTCATGGGAAGTCTGAGTTTACGTCAAAATACTTCCCTGCATGGTTTGTTGGCAACTTCCCCGACAAGCGAGTAATATTGGCATCTTATGAAGCTGACTTTGCTGCAAGCTGGGGCAGAAAAGCCCGAGATTTGCTGGTTGAGCATGGGGAGGCAGTTTTTGATGTAAAGATAAATGACAAGGTAAGTTCAGCACGGCACTGGGAGATTATGGGTTATCAGGGCGGTATGTCAACAGCAGGAGCCGGTGGAGCCATAACCGGTAAAGGTGCAGACCTGTTTATTATTGACGACCCCATAAAAAATGCCGAAGAAGCAATGTCGGATACGGTAAAGTCAAAGATAATGGAGTGGTTTAAATCCACCGTTTACACAAGGCTTGAGCCGGGGGCAGCCCTTGTAATAATCATGACAAGGTGGGTGGATGACGACCTTGTGGGGAACTTGCTCGGTGGCGGTGACTCTGAGCTTGCGTCAATGATAGACCCCAAAAGCTGGACGAGAGTTACATTCCCAGCCATAGCCCGTAAAAATGATGATGCGCTCGGGCGTAAAAAGGGCGATGCGCTTTGGCCCGCTCGATACGATCTAAAATCCCTGGAAGATATAAAAAATACACTCGGTCCCACATGGTTTGAGGCCCTGTATCAGCAGGACCCCGTAACAGAGGAGAATGCAATAATCAAAGACGGTTGGTGGGGGTGGTATGATTGGGTAGATTATGAGAAAGGTAATTTGAATATTGTATACAAAATACAAAGCTGGGACACTTCTGAAACTGAAGATAACAACAATGACGAATCGGTCCGTACTGATTGGGCGATAGCTGACATAAAAGGCGAAATGCGGATGATTTTCTTAGGTGGTTTTGGTGACAGGATGGAATTTCCTCAACTTAAGCTTGCTACTCAAAGGGCGTATTGGGAAGGTAAGCCCCACATGGTTCTTATCGAGGGCAAATCCTCGGGCAAGCAGTTGATCCAGACCCTTAAAAATGAAACGTCAATACCCATAAAGGAAATAGATCCCGGCAATGTGTCCAAAGAGTTTCGGCTTAAACTCGCCAGCATCCCCGTGGAAACAGGTAGAGTAATGCTTCCACGCAATGCGCCTCCAGAGGTAAAAAAAGCCTATGAGCAGATGATAGGGCAAATCAAGCGAGTGCCAAAAGGCCGGTTTGACGATTGGGCTGACAGTTTCAGTCAGGCCATTATTTATTTGAACAACCATAGTTTCTGCGCATTGCCGAAAGTGGGTATGGACAGGTCGGTAGCCAATATGCAAGTATTAGGCAAAAGGCCATCAATCATTAGAAGGGGGTGGAATTTCTAATGGGCAGAGCAACTAAAAATAATCCTTCAACGGAAATGGAAAAAGCAAAAATAACGCAAATGAACAAGCAGTTACTTTCACAGTACAGTAATATATACAGTCAGCTTGAGAGTTCTCTTGACCAGGCTGTCAGTAACCCCGAATCCCTTTCGATCTATTTCAACAGTATGTACGAGTCAGACGAAACAATAGGAAACGGTATAGAATTGCAAGCCCTGAGCGTTTTGCGCAAGCTTGGAAAATATACCAACAAAAATAAGCAGATAGAGGAATTCGTGCATTCAAATATTGAATCTATGGAGCGAACTTACAGTGATGCTCTGAAAGAACTGCTGATACAGAAAAGTGTTTTTGGTTTCTCGGTTGGAGAAATGGTGCTTTATGCAGTTGAAAGTAATTGGAATCTCGGTGGCTTGGTCCCATACAAGTCAAATTCAGTTACATTTGTCCCTGGAAGGTTATGGAATGGGACGATTGGACCTGTAAAGATAGAACAGACATTATCTGGCAAGAAAGTGCGCATACCTACATACAAGGCAATAATTATGCGCAACGGAATACCCATGTATGGCCAGAGCAGACTTAAATGGTGCTACAGATGGTGGAGTTTTAAAAGGGCTGCCCTGAAGATGTGGGCTATATGGCTTGAGAAGTATGCCATGCCTACTGTTGTCGGTAAAAGTAGTAATACTGGAGCAATGTTTGATACTTTGAATGAAATTTTCAGTAAGGCGCTTGTTGTAGTTGGTCAGGATGATGATGTTACATTTAACGAGTCAAAGGGTAATATATCTAACTATGAAAACACGTTAAGTTTCATAAATAAAATGATGTATCGGGCACTTTTTCTGCCTTCACTGCTTGAAGCTGGTGAGGGTGGCGGTTCTTATGCTTTGGGTGAAGTGCATTTTGCAATGTTTGACGATGCCTGTCTTTCATTGGCAGAGGACTTAGCCGACCAAGTGCTTGAGCAGGTGTGGAAACCCATAATTTTTTGGAATTTTGGGCCCCAGGAAGATTATGGCTACTTCCCAATAGTCAAAAGTCGTTCAGTTGAAGAACTTGAAGGCATGTCACGGGCATTTCTTAATATGTTCAATATGGGCGCAATGGATGAGGAAGACTATGAGTTCATGAGAAGGACATTTAATACTCCCAATCATCCAAATGTTGAAGAATTAAAAGCTAATGGTAAAATAAAAAAAGAAAAGGATTACATTAACCCTGCCGGGGATAACGATAAGACCAGTCAGGGCACTTCTAAAAAGAAGGAGGATGAGAAATATGGCAATGAGGAATCTTAAAAACATACCGCTTGCCGAGCTTGATATAAACTTGGATGATCTTGACTCTGACTGCTTTCTTAACAGTGAAAAAAGATTATTTCCGGTTAAAAATGCTGATGGGACTTACAACTTAAACCTTATAAGACTTGCAGTTTCAAGGACGGCACAGTATGGATATAAAAAAGAGAACGATAAAGCCCTTGCCCTTACCAAGTTGTTTTCAGACGATGTGTCCGACATTCCCGATGTCCGCGGCTTTGCTTTTAGACTTTCAGAAGACAAGGTTGAATATGACGAAGATAGTAATGGTTTCTGGTACTTGGCATTGCCCCTCGGTACGTTTACTTACATGAGTTTCTGGGGTGCTGAGGAAGTTCATATTACCCAGGGCCTTTGTGAAGACCTTTCAAGGAATTTTGCAAGGGGGTATCCTCATTATGGAGTGCCGGTAAAGACGGGACACGGCAACGACCCTAAATGGGGCGATGTTGATAAGGTTGAGGCTACTGAAGAAGGTTTGAGGCTCCACAATGCTATTTTTGATGATAAATTTGACAGAATCAAAAATAAGGAGTATGAATTTATGTCGTTAGAGTATACTGAAGTGTATACTGAAAAAGAGAACGGCAATAATGTTGGACCTACTGTTCTTGGGGTTGCACTTACCAATCAGCCAGCACACCCAAAGGTTCCACGCATTCAAATGTCCGAAACGGTTGAGAAACCATCGAATATAAAACAGCTTGCAGATCAAAATGACCCGGAATGGAATTATTGTCAGTTAAGCGACAAAAAGATTAAGGACAAGGAGGTTATCGTTACCATGAATGAAGAAGAAATCAAAGCCCTACAGGAACAGAATAAAACCCTTGCCGAGCAGAATAAGCAGCTTGCCGATAGTATTAAGGCCCAGAAAGTTGAGGCTTATTCAAACCGTGCAAAGGCGTTTTCTGAAAACCTTATTGCAAAAGGGATAGCACCGGCTTTGGCCACGAAAGTCTGTGATTATGTCGTTGCAATGAGCGAGGTTAATATTTCTCTTGGCGAAGATAAGGGGACTATTGATGCGGTTAAAATGTTTGAGGACATTTTTGATGATGTAAAAACGATCCAGCTTAGTCAGATAGGTAGCACTGAAGCTGACGAAGATAAAGATGCCAAGAAAAAAGAATTTAGTGAGCGAGTAGAAAATCTTAAAGAAAGAATCAACAGTAAGATGAACTCTCGCTACAATAGAAAGTAATTGGAGGTGTACTAAATGAGCGGACCTGTTTTTGATGATGTTGGAACTCAGACCAATCCTACCCATATTCAGATAGGCCCTTACGAAGTAAGGCATCAGAAAGTAAAGGTTGTATATAACCCCTCTGGGCTTGCAGAGAAAACCTTTGTACAGGGTGAATTGCTTGCAAGGGACAAGAATACTGGGTATTTGATCCCCGTAACTTACGGAAAAGTTGCCGCTGCTTCTAAAGAGGCACTTCTTGAAAGCGCAGTAGCTGAGCCTAATGGTGGCTATGCCTATCTCCAGACTGGCGTTGAAGGAAGCAACAATGCTATTCTTTTCACTGCTCTTGAGGCTGGATCTGCTGGAGAAGAAGTAAGTATAGCACTGATTGATCCGAGTGGTAATAACCAAGCACTTGCAGTTTCAATAGATGGTAATGCGATTAAAATTTCGCTTGCCACAAGTGCTGAGGGTGCTATCACTTCTACCGCAGCTCAAGTTATTTCTGCTGTGAATGAACACCTTGTTGCAAAAGAGCTTGTTCACGCTGCAAATTATGGAACAAGTACGGGCGCTGCTGCCGTTGCAGCGGTTGCCGAAGCTGCCCTTGATGGTGTCCAGGATGCTATCGCTGGAGTATTTGATAACTGGGCAACTGGTCTTCAGATCATCCCCGGTACTGTAACAGTTTATGCTACCGTAGGTGCTGAAGTAGTGACAGGTTCTGACGATGGCGAAGGTAATATCGCTGGTGATATTACTGGAACAGTCAACTACCTGACAGGGGCCTATGAGCTTGACGCATTTACTCCTGATGTTGATACTGATGTTGAAGCTGTTTATGCCTATTCAAATGTGCCTGTAGCCATCATCGAAGTAGCACCGGATGAAGTTGATACTGAAAGCACCGACCAAGCTGTTGTGTGGGAAGCTGGACTGTTCAACTTTAATCTCCTGTTTGTTGATACTACAGATACTATGCTTGAAGACCTCGATTCAATGGTACAGGAATTTTATGTTGAAAAACTTCGCGAGGTTGGCATTAGAGTTGAGTCGGTCGTTGACGTTGAGCCGGCATAAAAGTTTGTGATGGAAAGGAGGTAAGACAAGATGGATAATTACTTTGATATGTATACGCCTCAAGTTCTTAGTTCTGTCCTTGATCTGGTTGAGAAACCTTCTCGCTGGCTCACTCGACAGTTTCTTGACGGGGCCGAAACTGTATTACAGGCAACCGAAGAAGTAATGTATGACGTTGTAAGTAATACCTATAAGATGGCCCCATTGCAGTATAATGGCGACCCCGCACAGTATATGGATTTCAAGCGTAAGCTTGAGACCAAAGTTGTATCCCCTGCTCAGATATTCCTTAAACAGGATATTACCGCAAGGGATATCCAGCAGATAAGAATGGCTGGACAGTCCCCCATCTTTACCAGTGATGCCGCTGCTTCTGATGGGATGAAAGCTGCTTTTGACGAGTATGTCGCCAATAAACAGGCTGATATGCTTGAGTCGGTTGCAAACAGGATGGAATGGATGATGGCGCAGATAATTACCGCCCCTGGAGCCATTACCTATACTAACCCTGAAAGTAACAGATCATTTGCAATAGATTATGGTGTGCCGGATGGTAATACCATAACAAGCGCTGACAAATGGGATGGCGATGATGCAGACCCCATTTACCAGCTTAAGAAATGGCAGCAGACCTATACCAAAATGAACGGATTCCCTGCCACTCATTTCCTTGTTGGTGAAGATGCCGCTGACGCCTTCTTCCTTAACGAAAATGTTAGGGATTATTTCAAATTCAATACTGGAAGCGTTAGAAGCATGGCTGACATTACTCTTGAGAAGCGTGAAGATGATGTTTACCATGTTGGTTGGGTTAAAGGTGCTGGCGACCTGTGGTTCTACAATGGACAGTATATTGATGACCAGGATGATGTTGAGTATGATTTCCTAAGTTCAAAATATCTGTACATGTTCAACCCCAGAGCTATCAAAGCGCATTATGGTGCTGTCCTTGACACCAATCAGGAAAACCCCATCATCAGGACTAAGATGTATTCCAAGATTTACAAACCTGAAGATGGCAAGAGTTGGATCCTCAGCCTTGAGAGTCACCCCCTCATCGTTCTTTACCATAACACTGCTGTTATGAAGATTCAGGTAGTTACTACTTAAGGTTAACCTATAAGTTAAGCAGGGGGTGGGGTTTTGCCCCACCCTCTTTTTTTAGGGGGATTTTAAAATGAGTAGATATTGCTCTGTAGCACAGGCCGAACAGCATATACTTCCAGCCTTTGTAGTTAGGATAAAAAGTAATTTTCCAGTAGAACCAACTGGAGATAATAAATCTTATTCTGGCTATATGAATGAATGTATTGATACTGCTACAGCAATGGTAAACATAAGATTATCAGCTAAATTTTCAGTGCCCTTCACTACTGCCCCTGCTGTAATTGCGCAAATAACTTCTCTTTTGGCTGCTTATGAAGCTTGTAAGCGTAATTCAGAAGATGAAGATGTTGTCAAGGATAAATTCTATATTGCTGTGGACCTAATGAAGCAAATCCTCGAGAATGGGGTAATACCGGCAAGTGACGATTCAGAGGTTGCTGTGGAAGCCTCATCCACACCTTTAGGCAATGCACCCCTTTCAACTTCTGACGACCAGTATTTTACTGATACTGAACTTAGCCGATGGTAAATCATGGCCTTTTATGACGCTGTTATAGTAGATTTTCAAATAGAAGAATTAAAAGGTCTTGAAGATGCGCTTGACAATATGATAAACAGGGCCGACGATCTGTCAACTATTATGAATCGAGTTGGCAGACAGGCATGGCGAGATACCATGACAAGATTTGATAATGAAGTTAACCCTGAAGGTGTGTCTTGGGTCCCTCTTTCACCTTTTACCCGGCAACTGTACGAGAAGAAACACATAACTCATGTCAAACTTCTCCACAACACAGGCCGGTTACGTGGTAGTATTAATTATGAAGTATACAGCGACAGTTTTGAGATATTTAGCACATGTCCGTATGCTGAAACACATCAACAGGGTAGCGGTCAAGTTCCCAGAAGGCAATTTTTAGGATTTACTGACGATGATGTTTTATACATTGCTGAGGTTTTAGCTGATTATGCCATAGGTAGGGGATATTAAGAAGGAGAGGTTGTATTATGGGACAAGTATTAGAGGCTTACTCGCTTGTTAAGACACAGATAGAGAATAATACGGCACTTTATGATTATGTCCATGAAAATTTTGGCATGGCATTATCATTTTTTGATGCAGGGAACAGGACCCACTACCCTTGCGTCAGTTTGTCACATCCTAATGCCAAATATTATATTGGCAAATCAATAGGTGCAGAAGTTATAATGAATTTAACGATGGAGTTACCCGATAATGGAAACTTTGAAAATGTTTTAGAAGCATTTGATCTGCTTGCTAACGGGATTCTTGCAAAACGGGCAGTAACGAGTATGATAAAAAACGTGGTGCTTGTTAATGCTCAAAAAACTGAAGTCGAAAAAACAAATACTGCTGTTTGGGTAGTTTTAGCCCAAGTAACTATCAATAGCATGTAAGGAGGTCGATGAAATTGGCAAATGTCAGAAATGTAAACGACATTCTTCTTGGTACTGGGGTACTGTATATCAACGGTGTTTCCGTGGGTCAGCTTAAGAATGATGTTGTAGCTACATTTGGAAAAGAGTTCTATGAAATCGAAGCTGGATTCCCAAAATCAACAATTAAGGAATTCAGGATAAGTGAAAGCGCACAGTTGACCGCTGGTATGCTTGAGGTTAACCTTGATAACCTTAACAATATCATGGATGAGTTTACCAAGGTCAATACGAGTGCTGGAGAAACTGAAGTTACTTACGAGCATGTAGCAGATATTTCGTATGCGAACTGGGTAGCACTTGCACACCAGAATATACTTGATGCTGGTGTAACAGTGTATCTTGCAAGTCTGTTAACTGCAAATGCAGCTTCAGGACAGAAAGTTGTTCAGGTTGCCGATGCCAGTATTTTTACTGCTGGCGATACTGTTCAGCTTGTAAGCGCCACCGCAAATGAAGAAGTTACTATTGATGCTGAAGGCGTTGATACTGACGAAAATACCATTACCATGACAACCAATCTTGTCAATTCTTATGAAATTGGTGATCAGGCAGCTGATAAGACTGTTTCACTTGATGAAGCCACTGATTACTATATTGACAGGATTGACGGTAAGGCGCTTGGTATAGACGGTGGGGATATCCCAGATGGTTGCGACATTTCCATAGCCTATACTTATGATGCCGTAACAGGAACCACCCTTTACGGTGGAGGTAAGACAACTCTTGGTAGCGGTGTTCCGATCAGATTTGAGCATACAAGAAGTGATGGCAAAATACTAAAGATCGAATTCTTTAAGGCCCTTGTTAAAGGCGACCTTGAGATGCCTTTCCACGAAGATACCGAAACAATACTCAACATCACCATATCTGCTCAGGCTGACTCAACTCGTGACGCAGGAAAGCAGTTGTACGCAATTACGCTTGAAAACGCAGCATAATTAAATACAGGGGGGCTTTGCCCCCCTTACTTTTAATATCAGAAAGGAGCACAAAACATGGCAAAGGTTTTAAAGCTTACCAGACCAGAAAAAGCAATAATTCAGATGGGTGACGGGCAGGAGTATGAACTTCATAGATTTACCCCTGGCGATATATTGTCCATTGCACGAGAAGTTTTGAATGTTCTATCTGCAAAAGAGGCCATAGAGTTTATGAGGCTTGCGGAGCAGTATGATTCAGGTGATCTAAAAGACCAGATAGTTAGTCTGATTGCTTCTTCAGAGGAACTGGTAAAGCTTATATTTGAAATCTCAGTACCAGAATACAAGAACATGTATAAGGAACTTGAAATGAAAAGCACTGCGCAACTGGTAACTTTCATCATCAACGAGAACGATGTGGTAGGTATAATAAACGATTTTTCGGATGCAGTGGGAGGTTTAACAAATATTCTAAGCGAAGCCAAGACAACTCAGGAAGGAACAGAAAAGAGTTAACTCTTGACGATCTAATCTCTGAACTTGATGTTGTTTTTATGCGAGATTACCACGTACCGCCCGATGAATGGTTTTATAGGTGGTCGTGGTGGCAGTTTGTTTACAGATTCGATGCTATAATGAGATTAAACAACAATGAAGATATGGGGAGTGGGAGTAGCCAGACTCCTATTCCCCACTCCCACGAAGGCAGTTCTGGTGAGCGTAGGCGAGTTATTGATGTAAATGATATTAAGGACGTTTCACAAATCCTTCCTTGAGGTGAGGTAATTGGCAGTAGAAAAGCAAGCCACAATCACTCTAAAAGGCCAAACCCAACATTTCATACTTGCAATTAAAAAAGCACGGATGGAACTTCAAAGGCTTAAGGCTTCAGCCAAAGCTGATGCTATGGGTATGGCTTCTGCTGCCAATGTTACACAGACTCCCCTTATGGCTTCAGTTAACGTATTTAGGCAGGCATTTACAACCCTACAGCGTGATTTCTCGTTATCAAATATAAAGATGTCAAAAAGTTGGGAGGCATTTACAAGCGATGTCAAACACCGCCTATTAAAACTTGGCGACAACTACAATAGATTCAACACCCTTGTGTCTGCCGGTGTAGACCCGATGAAAGCAAGAAGTGCGGTTTTAACAAAATATTTTCAGGAAGTCAATCAAAAAATACAAGATACCGGCAAGTCTATGATATCTCTTGGCAATGCAATAAAGGGTTTTGGCGACAGACTATCTCACGTTGCGAGTATTTATCTAAATTTATTTAAAAAGATAGGGCTTATTGTAGGCACACTTGTTGCTCTGGGACTTAAGGAACTCGGGTCCTTTGGTGGAGAATTCGAATGGAATATGAAAAGGATCCAAGCCGCTTCAAGTGCGACCGAATTAGAGCTAAAGAGTGTACAGGAACGAGCAAGAAAACTGGGTCGTGAAACTCCTGCATGGGCGAGTGAAGTAGCAGACGGATTCTTTGCTATGGCACAGGCAGGGTACAAGGTTAATGAAATGCTGAATGCTATAGATGCAACAACTATGCTGAATGTTGGACAGTCCTGGAATATGGATGAAACAGCAAGGCTTATCATTGCGACCCTCCAGCAGTTTAACCTTGATTCAAGTGAGTCTATAAGAGTGGCAGACAATTTCTCAGAAGCAATAAATGAGTCTATGCTTTCAATGCACAAGTTGATCTATTCAATGACCTATGCGGGGCCAACTGCTTCAGCTTTTGGTATGCAGTTAGAGGAATTGACCGCAGGACTTTCAGTATTGTCCAATGCCGGTCTAAGGGCACAGCAGATAGGTACAGGAATGAGGGGTGTGCTTGCTTCGATAGCCAACCCCACACATAAGGCCCAGACCATTCTTGATGAATTGGGCGTTTCTGTATTTGATGCCAATGGCAAACTCAGGAATATTGTTGAAGTTTTCCATGACCTTCATGATGCTGAAATGAGTGCGTCTGATGCCGCCAAGATATTCCATAGAGTTGCTATGGGTCCGGCACTTCTTCTTTCAAGGAATATACAGGACTGGGAAGAATACATACAAACAGTTTCAAGGTCTGGAAGAACACTTGAAGTTTTCAATATCCAGATGGAGTCTTTTAAGAATAAGGTAAAGATTTTCGGAGCTGCCTTACAGGACAATGTACTTGAAGCATTTGAAGCCCTAAAAGGTGTTCTTGGTGACGGCATAGCCCGACTCCACGGGTACGTTGTTGAGTTTCAGGCATGGGCCAGTGAGGTTAAGCTGTTTAAGCATATATGGGAAGCTTTTGCCAGGGGGTTAGGTTCGGGTCTTTGGTCGCTCCAAGAATTTCATAATATATTAAGGTCAATAGATTTAAAGGCATTTTATAAAGCCATTGAGCAGATAGGCACATCAATGGCTAACCTGTTTAAGGTTTTTATAGATATAGCCAACTGGCGTATTTGGAAGTTACTTGTAAAACATCTTGGGCTTGTCACAAGGGCATTTGCCGAACTGTGGAAATGGGGCAAGATTTTAACTATTCTTGGTGTTGCTGTTAGCACCCTTGGAATTGCATTGGTTGGTGTAGGTAAATATCTATTACCGTTTTTAGCTGCGATTACAGGTCTTAATCCAGTAACCCTTACCCTTATTGCAGGGTTAGGGGTCGCTGCATTTGCATTCAGGGATTTGGGTAGAAAGGCCGGGGAGTCCACGGGTCTGTTCTATAAGCATTCTGAGTCGGCTAATAAGCTAACAAATGACATCCATAATGTAACAGGTGAGATAGAATCCTGTACCAAGAATTATAAAGAATTAAATGAAGCAATGTACGAACAGGCTCAGGAAGGGCGTAACCCTACAGGCTACCAGCTTGTTGAATTCTTTGTAAAACAAGAAGAAGAACTCAAGAAAATTTATGGTAAATCAATAGAGGACCTTGATAGCTATTATGTAAAAATGATGAAAAAGAATAGAGATAACTATAATCTTTGGCGTTTAGGTTTTGGTGATCTGGACACTACAGAAATGGACAGGCACGACCTTGAAAGGGTAAAGTCAATCGAAGCCCGTCAAAAGGCAGAGCAAACCGCTTATGATAAACAGCGCAAGGCTATGCAAGCAAGTCTTGCCGATTTGCGTACATATAATGAAGAGGTCAAAGCAGACCTTAATAAAACCATAGGTGTTCTGGTTGATACATTAGGTGGTGGCGGTAAACTTGAAAATCAGCTTAAGCTGAAAGAACTGCCAAAAACTCGTGAAGAGTTTGAGAAATTGCACACCACTATAGAAGACCTTGTAAATATAACATTACCTAATCTTATCGAGGCAAAAGAAAAAGATGGTAAATCTACTGTTTTCTTGACAAGGCTTCTAAAGCAGTATACCGAAATGCTTAATGGTGCGAGGGATGAAATAGATCTAATTGCCAAAGAAACTGAAAACTTCATGTCGCCCAAAAAGCTTGAGAACACAATGTTCGACCAGCTTAATAAGTCTATCTCTGATGGTGTTCTTGATATTGAGAAATACAAGAAGGCACTCTCTGAACTTGAAGAACAATACGCTGAAAACGAAGCACTTATGGCAGTTATCAACGAAGGTGCTTATGGTCTTGAGTGGGTAGAAGAATTCATCGCAGATGTGGACAAGCTTAAAGAAGAAGGTCTTGGTAAGCTTGAGGATATAAAAAACAACTATCTGCAGATGTTTGACGACCAGCATGAGTATGAAAAAAGCTCCCTGGCTAAAGAATTAAGGGAACTCGAGGATTACTGGACTGATGTCAAGACGATAACCGCTACCGGTTCTGAAACTGCCATGAAAGCAAGGATAAATATTCGCAAGTATGGTCTTGCAAAGCTTAAAAAGCTTGAAGAAGAACATATAGAGTACCTTGCCGATAAGCAGATGGACCTTGTTGAAAAGCTTGAATGGAAAGCAAAAAGAGGTCTTGTTGAAAGTGATGTTATAGAGTCAAGTCTTATAAGGTCTTTGGAAGCTTTGCATGGCGCAAATATGGAATACTCAACTGAGTGGATGGATGTAGTTGAGAAACTTGAAG